AAGCGAACCTCCTTGCTGGCGTGACCGTAAGCGGGCGCCTCGGAAGCGATGGTCAATCGATCATCCCGGGCTTTCGGGATCTCGTGAATGCCGTCAACGTCAACCTTGACCTCGACTTCAACACGTCTTCGATCCTGAGTCTCCGGCAGCTCTTCAATCAGGCCTACACACCCAACGGACAGCCAGCGAGTGCGCTTCATCTGAACGTGTCGATTGCGAATGTGACGAGCCAGTTTCCGGCGGCCTCCGTCACGATCGACGGGGACGACGAGGACTCGAACCCAACGAGCGAGACGCTGTTCTTTCAAGACGATGGTGTCCGGTCGACTGGGGGCCTCTTCTCCAGCGTGAGTCTGATCACAGCAGCCGGGTTTCTCTCGTTGCGCTCGGACTCCACGATCGAAGTCGGCACACCGTCAGGGGCGACGTACACGACGAGCATGGCGGTCGATGCGTTCGAGGTCGTGCTCTTCTTCCCGAACGGCCTCTACAAGATCGACTCGAGTGACGGCGATATCGATCACGAATCGGCCTTCTATCGCGTGCGCTGGCGAAAGAGCGACGAGCTCACCTTTCGCGACGACACAACGGTCGAAGTCAGAAGGCGCACAACCTCTCCCTTCACGGTCACCTATCGAAACGACAACCCCTTCAACGACTTCGGCCAATCGGTCATCGTCACCATCGAGGTGACTAGGCTCTCTGGCAACGACGACGAGCGCCACAAGAAGGAGTTCATCTGGCAGACCGTCAACGAGATCGACATCAACGGCGGGTTGAAGTACCAGCACACCGCACTTCTCGGCCTTGAGATCGTCGCGCAGGAAGCCGTCAACAACACCGTTCCATCGGTGACGGAGATCGTCGAGGGCAAGCAGGTCTTCGTCTGGGATGGCGTCGACCCCAACCCGGAAACCGCAACCTACAGCCTGCAGTACTCGTCGAATCCCGCCTGGTGCGCGATGGATCTCATCCTCAACAAGCGCTATGGCGGCGGAGACAGGTTCGACGCTTGTTCGATCGATCTCGTGTCGTTCAAGGAGTGGGCCGACTACTGCGACGAGCTGATCCCCGACACGATCGGCGGGGATATGAAGCGCTGGGAGCTCGGCCTGGTGCTCGACGAGGCCGAGCCCTTCTGGGATCAGGTGCTCCGCATCTGCGCCTGCGGTCGCGCCACCATCTTGAAGGACGGCAACATCTTCCGGGTCAAGATCGAGCGGCCGAGCGATCCCGTGCAGCTCTTCACGAGCGGGAACATGAAGGTCGGAACGCTCGTGATCCAGTACGCCTCGAACCAGGATCGCGCGAACGTGGTCGAGGTGCAGTACCTCGACGCGGCGAACGAATACGAGAACTCGATCGCCGGGCGTGAGGACGAGACAGCACTCGAGCAGGTCGGCGATCCCGTGCGGAAAGAGTCCGTCCAGCTCTACGGGATCACCAAGCAAGCGAGGGCCTACCGCGCCGCGCAATACTTGCTCAATATCAACAGCCGCTGGCTGACCACCGTTGAGTTCGAGGCGCCGGTCGATGCCATCGCGGCCGAGCCTGGCGACGTCATCGCCGTCGCGCACGATCTCCCGAATTGGAATCAACTGTCGGGAAGGATCCACACGACGTCGGCGACATCGACCCAGGTGGTGATCGATCGCGATCTCACGATCACCGCCGGCCAGACGTGGAAGATCACGGTCCGTACCAGCGCTCTGGGTGCGGACTCCCTGCAAGAACGCACGATCGTCAGCTCGCCGGGAACCTACCTCACCGGCAGCGTGCTTACCGTCAACGCGCCCTGGACGGGCGGCGACCTCCCGCAGAAGTACGATCTCTATGGGCTCGGCAACACGGCGATTCAGCCGCACGTCAAGCTCTACCGCATGGTGTCGAGCGAGCTGAGGCCGGACCTGACCCGCCACATCGCCGCGCTCGAGTACGACGAGACGGTCTACAACGACGACCCGGGCGTGATCATCGAGGATCCATCCGACCCACCGATCACGCCGGACACCATCCCACCCAACGGCACGAACCTAACGCTCGTGGAAGGTGGGGGGCCGTCCATTAATGCCTCGTGGGTGAAGGCCTCCTGGCCATTCGCCTACCAGTCGCAGGTGTACCTCCGGAACGAGACGGACGGCGCCACGACGTTCGTGCTCGTCGGAACGACGTTCGAGTCGACGTTCATCATCACGGACGGGGTCTTCCTCTCGAACTTCTACACCGTCTCGATTGTGCCGATGGCGCCGAACGGCCAGCACGGGCCGCCGGAAAACGGGCTCATCGGAACGATCCTCATCAGCGGCAACACGGGATTCCCCGATCCGGTGACCGACCTCATCTGCTCGCAGCAGGGACGAAACGTCACGTTGCAATGGACGGGCGTCGACCCAGCGGATAACAACCTCTCGCACTACGAGATCCGCCGCGGGCTTGAGTGGATCCACGGGCATCAGATCGGCACGACCACGGCGGTGATGTTCACCACGACCGACTGGCCGGTCGGCCTCGAGACGTTCATCGTCCGCACGGTCAGCAACGCCGGAAAACTCGACCTCAATCCCGATCGGCATGAGTGCCTGCTCGTCACACCGGTGCCGGAAGTCTCGGTGATCAACCGGGACGAGGTCGCGCTCGGTTGGCCAGGCACCAAGACGAACCTGGCCGTGGACGGGGACGGCACGCTTCGGATCAGCGACACGTTCCTGACCGGCACCTACGAAAGCCCTGCGCTCGATGGCGCCATCATCCAGAGCTTCCGCGCGGGCATCCTGATCGGCTCGCGGCAGGAGGACAACGCCTTTACCTGGGACTCGGGCAGCACGCTCTGGACGGATGCCACCTACACATGGGACAGCGGCACGGCGGGAAGCACGACATGGGATAGCGCGTCCATCACCTGGGATTCGGTCGACGCCAAGATCCGGGACTGGACCGGCCTCTATTACCCGCCGACCAACACAATGCAAACGCTCGAGTGGAAGTTCTCCGACGACGACATCACCTACTCGGCCTACTCGCCGGCGATTCCCGGGGACTACAGCTTCAGGTATTTGAAGTTCCGGATCACGCTCACCAGGGACCACGTAACCAACCGTCAGGCGCGCGTCTCGATCCTGCTGACGACGGCGAGCCATGCGACGGACGCGCCGGCCGACGCGACCTATGTCGTGATGTCCTTGAACGGAACGCTGACGGACGAGCGCGTGCTTACCGCCGGCGAAGGCCTCGATATCACGGACGGCGGTGCCGGCGGGAACGTGACGGAAAAAGTGCTGTTCACGCCGGGCGAGCTACTGCGCCTCCGGGACAGCGACAACTCCAACGCGACCACATTCGGCACCGGCAACCAGGCGGTCGATATCGACTACATCCTGCCGATCGCCGGCGCGTCGGTGAACGGCCAGGTTCTTTCCAGCACCACTGGCAACGTCTTGAGCTGGGCCACGCCGAGCGCGACGGTCATCGTCCAGGAGGATGACTCAACCGTCGACGCCGCGGTCACCACCTTGGACTTCACCGAACCCCTCGCGACCATCGTCTCGAGCTCGCCCGCCGGCGAGGCGAACATCGACCTGAGCCAGTACCTGCTGGCATCCGGAGCGCGGGCCCTGTCCGGGAACCTGGACGCGGCGACGAACCTGATCCTGAACATCGGTGCCGCCGGGACCGATTTCACCGCGGGTGGCGGGCTCAACCTCGCCGCTCAGCTGAAACTCGCAGCGACGGTCCTGCTGCGATTCGACGACAGCGACTCCTCGAATTTCACGGCATTCCAGGCGGGCAACCAAAGTACGGACGTCACCTACACACTGCCCACCGCGGCGCCATCGATCAACGGCCAAGTGCTTTCCGCTACCACCGCCGGGGTGATGAGCTGGGTTACTTCCTCGAGCGCGCTCGTCGTTCAAGAAGACGACGTCGACGTAGACACTGCGGTAACCACGATCGATTTCATCGAGCCGCTCGCCACGATCGTGAGTTCTTCTCCGGCCGGCGAGGCAAACGTGAACCTCGCCGCCTACCTGCTCGCGTCGGGCGCGCGAGCTCTCGCCGGCAATCTCGACTTCGCGAACTTCCTCGCGCTCAACATCGGCGCGGCGGGCACCGACTTCACGGCCGGCGGGGGGCTCACGCTCGCCTCGACGCTCACGCTCACTGGGTTCACGGATGGGAGCGTGCTCTTCATCGGTGCGGCTGGCGCGGTGACCGAAGACCCCACGAAGCTCTTCTGGGATCGCACGAACTTCCGGCTCGCCATCGCCGACAACGAAACGACCGTATTGGTGAACGGTTCTTCCAAGTCGGCAAAGGTCACGATTCAGACTGGTTCCGACGAGTTCGGCCTCCTCTTCTTCCGACATAGCCAGTTCGGTTCAGCCGGCGGTGAGGTCTGCTTTGCAACCTCCAAGGGCACCGACGGCGCCGAGACGGTCATCGGCAACGGCTTCAAGGTCGGCTCGATCAAGGGCTTCGGGCACGACGGCACCGACTATGAGCTGGCCGCCGAGATTTCCATGGAGATCGATGGAGTCCCCGGAACCGACGACATGCCGGGACGGATCCTGTTCAGCACGACGCCCGATGGCCTGCAAATCCCCGTCGAGCGGATGCGCATTGCGCAGGACGGACTCGTCACGATCGCCGGCACGCTCGCGCTGACGCCGATGACCTCCGGCTCCATCCTGTTCGCCGGCGCCGCGGGCCTGGTCAGCCAGGACAACGCGAACCTCTTCTGGGACGACTCGAACAACCGACTGTCGATCGGCAGCACGGAGAATTTGATCACGGTTTTCGGTGGCCCCGAAGGCATTCGGCTCTCGCTACATCTGGAGGACCCCGGCGACGAGTACATTCTCGGGCTCCACTACCACAGCTCAGACCCTGGACTCGCCGGGCACATGATCTTCGCCCGGTCACGCGGTAGCGAAGCATCCGAGACAGTGGTGTCGAGCGGCGATCACCTGGGCGAGATCCAGTTCGCCGGCCATGATGGGACCGATTATGCGCTTGGCGCCATCCTTCGCGTGGCTGTCGACGCAGCACCAGGCGCAGGCGACATGCCCTCCCGCTTCGAATTTTTGACCAGCGCGGACGGCTCCGAGGCGCCGACGGAACGCATGCGCATCGCATCGACGGGGCTCGTCACGATCGGCACTGGCGGGACGTTCACGGTCGCGACCGGCGCGGGAGACTTGGCAGTCACGGGCGATTTCGAAGTGGAGGGACAGAGCCGATTCGATTCGGTGATCGGATGGGGAACGGCGCCCGTCGTCTCGACGATCTTCGCCGGGACGGTCTCGAGCGCCACGATCGTCAACGGGATGGACATCGACATCACCGCCACGCCGGGGGTTGGCACGCTGAGCGCGGTCGTGATGAACTTCTCCCTGACCGACATCGCCACCCATGCGGGCGCGCTGACCACGGTCACCGGCATCAATGTGCTGACGCGCTTCAATCGGAGCGTGCTCCCCGCGTCGCATACGCAGAAGGCGATGAACGTTCAAGGCTACGGTGTGCAGTCCGGTACCACGATCGGCTCAGGCACCTACGACTTTTACGGTCTCCAGATCACCGCCTCGCCCGGTGGCGCCAACATCTCAGGCGGCACGTTCACGTTCACGGACATCCGCGGCTCGGCAGATCCGACCGGCTACGCGGCCGGCGCCACGATGCGCCACTACTTTTTCAAGGCGCAAGCGGATTGCTGGATCATCGACGCCCAGCCCTTTTTCTGGGGCACGGGCGAGGATTGCTCGATCAACTACGACGGGACGAATTGGATCTTCGACGTCCACCAGGCAACCACGGCAATCGTGTTCAACGAGTCGAGCGCGGACGTCGACTTCCGCGTCGAGTCGAACGGCAACGCGAATGGGCTGTTCATCGATGCCGGGAACGACCGTGTCGGGATCATGACTGCAACCACGTTCGCCACGCTCACGGTGGCGGGCGGGATCGGCGGCAACGTGCGCACGATCACCGGCACGAGCAACCAGCTCACCGGCGCCGACTGGTTCGTGATCGCGAACAGCTCGGGCGGGAACGTCAGCATGAACATGCCGCCGGCCGCGAACAAGGGCCAGATGATCACGATCAAGCGCTCGAGCGCATCCAATTCGGTAACGATCACCTGCGATGCGGGAGATAACATCCAAGGCGACGCAGACGACAGTGTGGCGCTCACGGCGGCCATCTACCAGGGTCGAACGTACATCGCCGACGGCATCAACACGTGGTATCGCTTCGACGCCCAAACCACCCCGTGAGGTAATGAGAAATGGCTATCACCGCAGCACAAGTCCCCGCCGAGCTTCTCGCGCTGCGTGCCATCGCCGGCGACTGCAAAGCCGGCATCGAGTTCCTGCTCGAGGTGACCAAGATCATCAACGACGCGCCGCCAGTTTGGAATGAAATCGACCTCACGACCACGCAGCGCGACTTGCTGCTTGCGAAATACGACACAGCCAAGGCGGCGCTGAAAGCCAAGGTCGCCGCGTTCTAGGAAAGAGCCCCCATGAGCCAAACGTTCGCCATTCCCATCGCTGGGTCAAGCTCACTCTCAGCGAGCCGGAGCGTGATCAACGACGCCTTCCTGGCGCTGCAATCGAACTTCCTCGGCACGGCAGACCCGACGGGTGCGGCCGCCGCTGATGGTGCGTGGGCGGTGCGCACGGACACGGCCGAGTTGAAGATCCGCATCTCGGGCGCCTACGTCGTGGCCGGCAAGTACGCGCTGAACCTTGGGCACCTGCGCATCGACGGTACCAACGCGATGACGGGCAGCTTGGACATGGACGGGCAGGACATCATCCTGACGGCCGACGGAAATACGCGCATCGAGAACGGGACCAACAACTCCATCCGGCTCGTGATCAACACCGTGGAGACGATCGTTCTCGGCCAGGCGGCGGGGGAGTTCGCCTTCAACGAAACCGGGTTGGACATCAACACCCGGTTCGAGAGCGACACAAACGCCAACCTGCTGTTCCTCGATGCGGGGCTCGACTCGGGCGCGGGGTTCGTCGGCATCAGGACCGCGACGCCGGTCTCTGTGCTGGACGTGGTGGGGTCCTTCTCGTATATGGTGGTCGCCACAAGCACGAGCCCTTACAACCTGACTGCGGCCGACTGCGTGCTCGACGTCACGACGGGCGCCGGAACGTTCACCGTGAACCTGCCGGTGATGGTTCGTGGGCGTCGTTATGTGGTCAAGAAAGCGGACGTCAGCGCTGGCACCGTGGTCATCAATCGCGCCGGAGCCGACACGATAGAGAATCCCGCAGGCGCGGGACGCGCGCAAACGACGCTCACGCTGGCCGCAACGCAAAACACGGCCGTCACGCTCGAGGGTGGCGCCGGCACAGTATGGCTCATCCAAAGTCTCCGCGGGACAGTCACCTAAACCCAAGTGAAAGGCGAATCCAGCATGGACGGAAAGAACAGGCTGCCGGCAGAGGTGGACGTGGTGGAGGTGGAACCGCAGGGCAGCAAGCCCAAGGTGTATCCGCTGCCGCAAGGCTCGCGCGAGACATACAACGCGATTCATGCGGAGGCGGCGGTCGCACTCGCCAAGCGCGACGGGTTCCTCCGCGGCGTCAAAGGGTCGATCGGCGTTCCCGACTCATACGCGTTCAACCTGCAGACGCTCTGCTTTGAGCAGACCGGCGTGGTCGAGCCGGCCGATCCGCCGTCGAATGGTGCGTGATTCCGGTTTGGCCCGGCACGGCAATGGCATCTTGTGACGGGGAGGAAGAGCAACCAGCCAGGGCTCCAGGAACATGGTCAAGAAGGTCTCGGATGTCGTGATTGGTGTGGCGGCAAACAATAGGACCTGGATTGCGACGATCTTCGTCGCCCTTTTTGTGGCGATCCCGCCGACGATCTTGGCGTGGAACAATAACGCGAAGGCCGACGCGATCCACGTGCTGGTCAACAGCAACCTTACCGCGGTCAAGGCGGACCTGGCCGTGGCGAATCAGCGCATCGACGACCTGATCAAGCTGGTGACGCAGCTCCAGCAGTTGAGGGACGCGGAGATCGCCGAGAGGGCGGCGGAGAAGGCGAAGAAGGACGACAAGAAATAGCCACGGCGCGGTCCCATTTCGGGAAAGCGGCCAGGCCCTTGACCAGATCGCTCGCCCACGCTCACAATTCAACCCGGCGCTTGCGATTTCCTCCTACCTTCAGGGAGATTAACCATGCCCTGCATGGCTACGCGACGCATTGCGTCAGCACTTCTCATCCTTACCCAGATCGTCCTACCGAGCTGCAATACCGATGGCCCGGTTCATGACGAGTACACCTTCACCACTCCGCTCGGTGGCGGTTCGATCAAGATTGACCGACCAGGCGGCCCGATGATTGTGTTGATCGACGCGATTCCTGGCTGGTGCATGTGGTTTACCAACACCAGTGATCCCGGCGCTTGCATCGGCGAATGCATCGACCTCCAGAATGGTTTTGGTGGAGTAGTCCCTCCGGGCGCCGATACGTGGCACGCCGCGCCGTGCGACAAGTGTCCCTGCCAACCGGAGGAACCGGGTGGCGACCCGCCGTTTGATCCTCAAGGGCGAGGTGCGGGCTATCTGATGTCGAAGTTCATCACGGACATCTCGGACCCAGGAGGTTACGTCTTCGCCGCCTCCACAAATTCCCCATGGCAGGCGCAGCGCGCCTATGAGCACTTGCGGGACCAGAAGCCGCGCGATGGCTTTTCCGCCGTCAGCCAATACCTGGCTGTTGAGAGACTCGGCAAGGACTTCCGTGAGTGGCGTGTGGTCGTGCGCGATGACGATCAAAAGATCGAGAACGTGCACGCATACCTCGATGGCAACGAGATCGGCAAGACGGCTTATTCGTCCGGTGACTGGGGCTTCGGATCCGAGACAGCGGTCGAGCTGGCGGTGCGGGACATCCGGCACCTGATCGGCCGCGAGGTCAAGCTGAGGCTTACCTGGGATCAGGGCGGCGGTCCGCGCGAGTGGACCTACAAAGCCCTGTTGCAGTAACGGGAACGGGGGCGCATGGCGGCGCCCTCACTTCCTCCACCACCGCGCGGCGGCACCCTTGCGCCCGATCGCCGCGAGCTGTTCCGCGCTGAGCTTCCGCGCGCGGGCCTTGCCGCCTTTGCTCGGGCCGCCCACCTTGGCGGATGCTCTGCCAGCGAGGCGGCCGAGCGCGACGGCGGCGGGGTTCTTGCGCGTCATGCGCCACCTGCGTCGTCGGCGAGGACCGACCAGGCACCAGCGTCCGCCCAGCTCTCGCGTAGCATCGTGGCGCACGACTGGCAGGCACGCGCGCGCTTGCCGCGCAACTTGGGGGCTCGCCGGTCACCGTAGGAATCGCACTCGTCGCAGACCGGGCCGTCCTCTGGATCCATGCGCGTGGCGACCTCAGCGCCGGCGGCGAGCAGGATTTCGTCCTCGCTGAACCCGAGGCCGATTAGGACGTCCTCGTCAAGCTCATGCACGAAGCCAGCGTGTGCTCCCGTGCCGTAGGTCTCCCCGCGCACGTTGCGCGGATAGACGACGACCGAGCAGCCCGTGCCTTTGAGGTGCCGCGATGCTGCCTCGACCGCGCCCAGCACAATCTCGACCTCGGTGACGTCGCCGATCTCGCCGAGGAGATCCAGCTTAACCGCCTTGGCTGGCGTGATCACGCGCCCGCCCCGGTCGCGGTGGTTGCTGCGGTAGCTGATGCGGGTCATGAGGCACCGCCTTTCTGGCGCCGATTGCGAATGTCCTTCGCCGCGCGGCGTGCAGTAGCCTGGGCTCGCGCGCTCAGCGCATGGCACAACGTGTAATGTCCGGCGACCTTATCGTATGCGCGCACGGTTCCGTCGTCATCCACGGCAAGCAGGTTGTTCCGGATGCCATCACCAGAGAACGCACGGCAGTAGACGGTGACTTCGTAGGTCGTCATGAGGCACCGCCTTTCGCTTCCTTGACCCGTGCCAACACGCGCCGCGAAAGATCGGCGTCGAACGGGTGGCCGAGGTTCGGGCCCGAGAACCAGCCGATCCACCGGCCGCCGTGCGCCGTGCCGTGCGAGTCGTCGATGCATGTGAACCCGTGGCCGCCTTCCTCACGGCAGATCCGGTCGAGCCGATCGGCCTCGGCCGCGGAGAACCGGCGATTGAAGTCGGGACCGCCAAACATGTACTCGCTCATGGTTCCTTCCTCTCGTCAGTCCGTCATGTCGAAATCGGCCACCACGCACCCGGGCGCATCCCGATTGATTTGCGAGGCCGGAAAGGCCGGATTGACCCACCGATAGTGGGCCGGTACCGGCTTGGTCGCCCACGTCCAGGCAATCCAAGCCTCGAGCAGTTCGCCGGGGCCGGCTCCTCCGCCGTAGGATTTGGCGGCAGCGGCGGCCTCGGCACTGACCACGAGCTCGTGCACCGTGACCCATGTTTTCGGCGCAGTGCGTTGTTGGATGAGGATGATCGCCATGGCTCTGACTCCTGTTGGTTGCCTAACCTACTATCGGTTGCAGGCAGCGGTGGCGACGGGGAAAAATCGGATTCCCACATCGAGCCACGGCGCCGCGCGGGCGCAACCCCCGCCGCAAGGCGCGATCTTTCCCGCACCACCGTCAAGCCGGGCGCCTCCCGGGTCCGATCTCCGCACGGGGACCAACCACAAGGAGATCGACCATGCCTACCTTTCTCAGCCTCGCCCTGCTCGTGCTCACCTGCTCCGGCTGCGTGACCGGGCCTTCCTACTGCGGGAACAAGGTCAACGACTTCTTCGATGGGATCTACAAGGACGAGCCCGTCCTCGCTGGCGCCATTACCGACGTGGTGCCGGTGTACTTCCTCGCCAAGGTGGTGGCGTTCATCCCGGACTTCCTCGTTCTCAATCCGGTGCAGTTCTGGGCTTTCGATATCTGGCGAGGCGAAGGCGCGGCGTTCAAGCACAAGCCGATGGCCGACGCCAGGAGTCCCTGGTTTGTGAGCGATCCGCCCAAGCCGCGGAAGGAGTTCAGCGCGAGCCGCTAGCCGGGCCTGGGCCTCGGGCGCGGTCGCCAGAACAGGCGCTCGCGAAGGATGCGCGCCAGCCGGCGGATACCCTCCTCGCGGCGCGTGCTCGTCTGCGCGTTCATGACGAGCCGCTCGACGTCTTCGCGGTGGAAGAGCCGATAGCCAGTTCGCGGCTGGCGGATCGCCTGTAGGTAACCGATGCGCTCCCATTCGCGGAGCGTCGAAGCGCGCACCTGGAGCGCGAACGCCGCTTCACCGATGAAAAGGTGGCGGCTCAAATCGGGATCTGGGCGTAAGTCCATTCGGGACGCCTTCCTTCTGAGCGTCCCTCCCCAAATGACCGCCTGCCTGGTTCCTGGCTGTATGGATTGCCGCGCGCGGACGAACCGGACTCAGCGTGGGCGTGGCCGGCGCTTCGCGGTGGCTGATGGTGGTGGACCGAAGTTCTTGGCAGCGAAAGCCAGGATCTCTTCGCGGTCAAAGTACCGATGTCCCGTGACCGGGTGTTTCCACATCTTGAACACGCCGGCGGCGCCCTTGTTCCGCATCGTTCCCTCGCTGACCTGAAGCAGCTCGGCAGCCTGGCCGATCTTCATTCGCTTGTCTATCGGGATCACGTCGTCAACCAGCATGTTGTTGTGTCCTTGAAACCTGCCGCCGATCCGCGTAAGAGCGTATCAGCAGGAAGCTTAACCGTGGCCGAGGCAAAAATCTACAAATCCCTTGCCTCGGGCGCCGCTCAAGATATACACTCCGCCCGCGTTTGAGCGCCCGCCTTCTCTTGTGATCGCCAAGCGGGCAGCTCCGGTTGAGCCTCGTGTTCTTCTATACCACGAGCCTCTCTTCTTGGGCAACTGTTCCGGAAGGAATCAGACGTGAAAGCGCCCCATTCCGGCACGTTCCAAATTGGTCCTGGTTCCGATAATGGATATTGTCACAGTACTGTATTAGGTTGTGAATTAGGCTCAATTCCCGATTGTGAACACATTGCCGCCTGCGCCGTTTGTGGCGCGCTGGCAAGCGATTGGTTGCGCACCACTCCCGATGGCGCACCGATCCCGGTCTGCGCCGCCTGCCTCCTCGCCCCCCTCCCTCTCATTCACGCCCGCTCCCAGGATGCCGTGCCCTTGACGCTTCTCGTCGGTGTCGGTCTCGCGGCCTTTGTCGCGATAGGAGCCGTTGTCGCGTTGCTTTTCTGAGCCAATTCTAGACAAACGAGATATTGGCGATTTACCGATTCTCGCAGCCTGAAGAGTCGATAAGAGTAGAGGCAAGACAAGGGCAACGAGGACAAGGAGCAAGACAATGGTCGCCGAAATCATGGCAACGGTTCGCGAGGGACAGAGGACGGCAGAGACACGGATTCACGTGGCGATGTCGTTGATCGAACTGGCGAAGGAAACCGGCGAGGTTCGGGACAACCTGGATGCTCGCGAGGCGATCACCGAGGCGAAGCTGGCGATTGAAGACCATCGCCGCGCCCGTGAACTTGCCCGCGGGATGATCAAGGCGCAGCGCGCGGCCGGTTTCTGAACGGGACGACTGACTGGTAGCGGAGGCGACGACGATGAACGCGAAGCAGATCACGAGCCTGGTCCTCTTGGCGGTCGACCTCGTGTCGATCGCGAACCTGATGAGCGCGCTGGTGCCTTACGTGAAGAGCTTCGCGGCGTGACCGACGGGCGGACGGCGATGGGAGCGACGACGATGAGTAGGCGATGCACTCCACAGCGAAGAACGGGGACCTGTAACATCTG